GAGATTTAGTTAAATATGTAAGAGACAAAGCTAAGTCGAAATACAAAAAAACAAGCAATTGTTATATTTGTGGAGAGACTAAAGATTTAGATTTTCATCATTACTACGGATTAACGGAACTGCTAGAAACTTGGTTAAAACATAAAAATATAACTATAGAGAATGAGCAAGATATACTAGAGCTTCGGCAATCCTTTATTGATGAGAACAAAGAAAAGGTGTATGAATACACCGTTACGCTTTGCCATAACCATCATCTGAGATTACATTCAATTTACGGAAAACGACCCAAATTGATCACAGCGAAGAAACAACATAATTGGGTCGAGATACAGAGAGACAAACATGGCATGGTACGATAGATTTATAGGTAGAGCAAACGTAGAGGAAAAACTCAACCCTGCACAATACGTAATATCTAGAAACGAGGGTATGACAATTGACTCTCGTGAAGTCGTTACGAATTATAGAAATGCTTACGAACAATTAGAAATTGTAAACCGTGCAGTAAATATGATTGTTGATGATGTAGCTGAAATTCCGTTTCAAATCGGAGAACAAATACTCGGAACAAACAATATTGTAAAAAATATTCGTAGATCAAAAGTTGATCTTCTAATAAATAGAGAACCAAATCCTTTTCAGGATATTAACACTTTCAAAAGAAATCTTATAATTGATTTACTTATTGATGGAAACATCTTTATTTATTTTGATGGTGTACATATGTATCACTTACCAGCAGATAAAATGACAATATATAGTGATAGTGACACTTATATTGAAAAGTTTTCATATGACAATAGTATTGACTATAGTCCAAACGAAATTATACATATAAAAGAAAATAGTTTTAATTCTATTTATCGAGGAGTTCCAAGATTAAAGCCAGCATTTAGAACAATGCAGCTATTAGGAAGCATGAGAAACTTCCAAGACAACTTCTTTAAAAATGGAGCAGTACCAGGATTGGTACTTAAATCACCAAACACTCTTTCAGAAAAAATCAAAGAAAGAATGTTGCAAGCATGGGTTGCAAGATATAACCCATCTTCCGGCGGACGAAGACCGCTCTTTTTAGACGGTGGTTTAGAAGTTGAAAACTTAACTGAAATAAATTTTAAAGATTTAGATTTCCAAGAAGGAATCAAATCAAACGAAAGAATTATATTAGAGGCTATGGGAATACCACCTATTTTAATGGATGGTGGCAACAATGCAAACATAAGACCTAACCATAGACTTTATTATTTAGAAACAGTCTTACCAATAGTAAGAAAAATCGGATATGCTGTAGAACGCTTCTTTGGTTTTTCAATCTCTGAGGATGTAACAGGTATACCTGCTTTACAACCAGAGCTTCGAGACCAAGCAGCTTACTATGCAACTCTTGTAAATACTGGCATCTTAAGTGCCAATGAAGCAAGAGAGGCACTCGGGAAAGAACCAGTAGAAGGTTTTGATACCCCAAGAGTTCCTGCAAATATAGCGGGATCAGCAGTAAATCCAGAAGAAGGTGGCAGACCAGTAGAGACCCCACCAAGCGAGGAAAATTAATATGACAAAAGATATGATGGCAAAAGCATTATCTGACTTTTTAACTAAGAAAGATGTAAAAACTGTAACTCTTAGTGAATACAAAGGATTTGGTAATGATGTACCAGTAAAAGACTATCTTTTAAGAAGGGCCTTTGGATCTTGGAGTCGAGTATTATCTGCAATGAACTTACGTCATCCAGTAAAACTAACACCAAAACCAACCCCCGCCCCTAAAAAAGTTGCTCCTAAAAAGGTAGCACCGAAAAAGGAGAAAAAAGATGTCAAATAAAATCTTTCATTGGACCAGTACATTTAAATCATTAGGCGATACCGACGATGGTGGAGTCGAGATTAAAGGCTCAGCAAGCACTAATGGCTTAGATAGAGCTGGAGATATTATCGAAGCAGATGCTTGGGCAAAAGGAGGATTAGAAAACTTTAAAAATAATCCTATTATCTTGTTTAATCATAACTATGATAAACCTATTGGTAGAGCAAAAGATATTACAGTTACAGACAACGGACTAGAGATTTCTGCAAAGATTTCAAAAGCTGCTGGTGATGTAACACAATTAATTAAAGACGGTGTCCTTGGAGCTTTTTCTGTTGGTTTCAAAGTCAAGGACGCTGATTATATGACAGAAACCGATGGATATAAAATAAAGGACGCGGAACTTTTCGAAGTATCTGTAGTTTCAGTGCCATGCAACCAAGGGGCAACCTTTGGATTAAGCAAGTCATTCGATTCTATGGAAGACTACAACAAGTATAAGCAAACTTTTTACAAGACTAACTCAAATGATTCAGCAGACGCTGTTGAAGTTGAGCAGTCAAATAGGGCAGACGCCCAGGAAATGGAGACTAATATGTCAAATGAAAAACAAGCTCCTGTAGCACCTGAGTTCGATCTTGAATCATTTGCCGCTGAAGCTGCTGAAAAAGCAGTTGCTAGCTATGCAATGAAACAAGCCGAGCAGAAGGCTGCTGAAGAGAAATTAGCTTTAGAAGCTGCTGAGAAATCAAAAGCAGAAGCTGAATCTCTTAAAGCCTCCGAGGAAGCAAAACAGGAAGAGCAAAAAACTATCGTTCAAGCAGGACTAACTGGTGCTGAGAAATTAATGAATGATGTAGAATCAAGAGTAAAAGAAGACTATTCTAATTTAGAACAAGTTGTTAAATCTCTTGAGGCTCAACTTTCTGAGAAATCAGAAGAAATCATGAATATCAGAGAATCCAAAAGACATTTTTCAGACAGAACATCTAACGGTGACTGGAAAAAAGAATTTGAGCAAGATATTCTAGACGCAAAATTTGCTGGTTTAGCTACTGGTAAAGGATGGGACAACGAAATGGCTAAAGGTTTAATGGAAAAAGTTAACGCACATAGTGGTGTTGGCGTTTCTTCAGCAGACTTTGAGCAAGTTGTTTCAACAAACATTGAAAGAGATATTCAAAACGAATTAGTTCTAGCACCTCTATTTAGAGAAATTGCTATGACTTCTGCAAACATGATTATCCCAATCTTACCAGATAGCGGTTATGCTGAATTCGCTTCAGCTCAAACAGCTTCAGGTTCAAGCCCACACGGTAACTTAGCTCAAAGAGGCGACACATTTGGTGCTCCTTATGGTGGCGTTGACTTGACTGAAAGAACTCTTTCAACCGTGAAGCTTATTTCTCAATCTTACTTAGGTAACGAGACAGAAGAAGATGCAATCTTGCCAATTCTACCATTGATCAGAGAATCTATGGTTAGATCACATGCAAGAGGTATTGAAAATGCAATCTTAGCAGGTAACCACGATAATGGTGTTTACACTTCAGGCGCATTTGAAGGTCTATTAGCAGCAGCTGATTCAGACAATCATGAGTCTGTAGTTGGAACAGGTGGTTTCGCAGCTAGTGACGCAGTTACCGCAGCTGATCTTCTCGCTATGAGAAAAAATATGGGTAAATATGGAATCAATCCAAACGACGTAGTTTATATCGTGTCACAAGACGTGTACTATAACCTACTCGAAGATGCTGAATTCCAAGATGCTAACTTAGTTGGTGATATGGCTACTAAGCTAAGTGGTGAAATTGGTCAAGTATTCGGTTCAAGAGTACTAATGTGTGACGAATTCGCTACTAAAGCTGCTGACATCTATGGTGCAGTTGCTGTATACACTAGAAACTACGTAATGCCAAGACTACGCGGTGTAACCGTTGAGTCCGATTACGAAGTTGCTAACCAGCGTAGAGTACTAGTTGCTTCACAAAGAATTGGCTTCACCGATCTAATCGATGGTGCTACTTCTAAGTGGGCATTAGCTTACCAATCAGCATAAGGATAACCCTTAACGTAACATGGTTTTTGGGAGTGTACCTTAACACTCCCTCTTTTTAATTATGGCAGATTTAATAACAGTACAAGAGTATAAAAATGCGGAAGGGTTGGCAAGCCAGAAGGATGACCAACGTCTCGACATTATCGTACCCCAAGTTAGTAATTTAGCCAAAAAGTACTGTGGTACCTCTTTCATTGATTATTATAGTAGTGGTAAAACTGAAACAATTTCTATTGACGATAACTTTACTAGTACTATAATCGTAAGCGAAAGTCCACTAATAGCAGTAAGTAGTGTAAAAGAAAGAACATCATATGGTGGAGATTATGATACACTAACAACTGCAGATTTTGAGTATTATGTTGATATAGCAGCAGATGCAATAGTTCGAACAACAAAAGACGGAAATAAAAAAGCATGGGCAAGAGGCGTAGGAAGTGTACAGATTACTTACACTGCTGGATATGCTGCTACTCCTTCAGATTTAAAACTAGCTTTATTTGACTTAGTAACTTATTACTTAAAAGACGAACACAAAGAACGAAGAACAATAGCAGGAGCAACACTGCAGAATCAAGGAACATCTGGAGTAAGAGATAATACAGATTTTCCAGATCATATAAAAAGAGTACTTGATTTATATAGAGTAATAATTTAATGTCAGATGCAGCATTAGGAGCATTATTAGAAAAACAAATAATACCTATAGTACAAAGATCAACTTCTAGAACTAAAGGAAAAAGAGGAACTCGATTTGATTTAGAACGTTACCCAGGTCAAATATTTAGATTTGATTGGAAAGCACATGTAAAAGTATTATCTAAAATGCATGCAAATGGACAGTTTTTAAACGATCCAAATACAGGTAAAGCAGTAAGTGATGAAGAAATTAAAAAACATTTACTCGATTGTTTCAATGTTTTTAAAAAGACAGAAGAACCAAAAGTAATTGGATATAGCAGAACTTTAGAGTCTCATATAGATGGAAAGCCTGTAACAATTACAGTAACTAAAGAACGATTCAAAGAATTAGAAGCTGAAGCAAAAAAATCATCAACTAGATATTGGACAATGGTATGTAGAAACTATACAAAAGTACAAGAATTTACAACACCAAGTAAAGCCAATCTGGCTGTTAATTTAAATAGACAGTTAAATGTATTAGATAATAAAGTTTCAAATAAAACTTATGGTAAAGCAGATGCAAGTAGATTTAATTTTGATCAAGAAGTAGGACATGGGTTTGGTAAAGGAATGGCTTCTTCTGGTTATGCAGCAGGTAGAGCAGCAGGTAAACTACAAAAAATAGCAAGCTCTAATAGAATCGTTAGAGATGTAATCGAGAAAGACCAGATAAAAGGCAAACTTCAAAAAATTACTAAAAGGTTTGGAGTTGATTTAGAACATGCTTTTAAATTAGCTGAAAATGATTTTGCAAAAGACTTTTTTCTTGTATTAACTTCTCAAGATAAAGATACTAACAGAGCAGAAGGATTTGATGAAGCCAGGGATTTAAGAGACTTACAACAAGTATTTGAAGAAATAATACTAGAAGTAAAAGCTTCTCCATCCCTTAGGGATTCAGTAGAAGAACAAATATTTAGTTACTTTGAATCTCAACCAAAGCTACAAGTAGCAGGTAAAAGATCAAGAAAAAGTATAAAAAGTAAATCAAAAACTAGAACAAAAACTTTTAAAGTACAATCAACAAAAAGAACTCCAATAATAACAGGGGGAGTACAATTACAAGTTTCAAAAATTAAAAAGAAAAGAAGTAAAAGCAGAAATCCAAAACCAGTAAGTCCTTTGGGAATATTAATGTTACTAAATAAAAAACTACCTCAAAAAGTACAACAAAATATGGGATTACCAGGATTAGCAAACAGAACAGGAAGATTTGCGGCAAGTGTACAAGCAGTAAATATACAAGACTCAAAATTAGGAGTCCCAATGATAGACTATACTTATCAAAAGAACCCATATCAAGTATTTGAAACTAGTAGGGGGCAAAGACCTTGGTCAAGCTTAGAAAGAGACCCAAGAACTTTAATAGACGAGTCTATAAGAGAACTTGCTGCAGAAATGGCTTTAGGTAAGTTTACAACAAGGAGAGTTTAATTGGCAAATAGAGAGTACACAACAAGACGAAGCAGCGTTGTAAATGCATTTGTTAGTCATCTAGAAAAAATAGATGGCACAGGCAAATATAAAAGTGCAATAGCAGAAGCCTCTCCTAGAATTAAATTTTGGGATGAAGTAACAGAGTTTCCTGCAGTACATGTAAGTGCGGGAGCAGAAACAAGAGATTACAGAGGAGCGGGAGAAAAATTTAGATTTTTAACTCTAACTTTTCGTTGCTATGTAAATGAAGAAGATTCAGTAACAGCATTAGAAAAATTATTAGAAGATGTTGAAACAATAATTGAAGATAACAATCCTTTAACTTATACAGATCCTTTAGGGAATACCGTATCAACTATACAACATACAATATTAAGTATAGATACAGATGAAGGAGTTTTAGAACCGTTGGGCATTGGCGAAATTATTGCCGAAGTCCAGTATTAAACGAAAACGGAAAAGCAGATAAAAGTCTTGCTGACCCCTTTTCAAAGAAATTAGGAGAAAATAAATGGCGGATACATTTTATTTTTCGCGAGATACCAAAGTACATATAACACCGAATGATAGCGCAGGAACTGCAACATCAGATGTTTATTACATCCCTGTGTTAGATGGCTTTAGTTTTTCTCAAGCAACTAATGTTACAGAAGTAACATTAAATGAAATGGCAACAACAGCTGGAGTAAGTAGAAGAGCTAGACAAATGTTTACAGATTCTTATGCACCTGCAGAATGGTCATTTCAAACTTATATAAGACCTTTTGCTTCCGCAGGAGGCACAAGAGGAACTGATGGACATTCTTCAGCAACAGACGGTGAACATCATGTTGTAGAGGAAGCTCTCTGGAATGCTTTAGTAGCTCCAGATGAGCCAACAGGAACTAATGATGGTTGGACATATGACGGCACAACAAAAGCAACTCTTTCAGCAGCTAATTCAAATACAGTAGCATTAAATACTTTTACTATTGAAGTAGAAATGGGTTCTGGAAAATTAGAACCAGTTATTTATAAATTAGACAATGCAGTTGTAAATGAAGTTTCAATTGATTTTGATATCGATGGAATTGCAACAGCAAGTTG